TGTAGGTATTCACCGTTTTTTCGAGGATGGCCACCTTGGCTGCCTTGTTCTCCAGTTCTTTGATGTGTGCCAGGACGGCACTCGAATCCGCTTTGTCCTCAAAGCTTGGAATCGTCTTGATGTCATCTATTAATGCCATTTCTTCATTGTTTTGTGGTTTGAAGTCAAACCGATTATTAAAATAGTTGTAAATGCCTTCTGTCGTTGTCGGTGGGTTGGCTACCTCATCCATTGTGTAGATTCCATCCACGAGCTTCATGTCAAGTGCCTCGTTAGCAGTTATCCAGTGATCCTGCCCATCGAAGTATTTCTTTGCCACGTTGTCTGCCTCCATGCCGAGGCGACCAGCTATCATGGTGGCGAGGTTTGACTGTAGCACTTCCATCTGGTCTGCCATTTGTCGAAGCTCCTTGGCGTTGCCGTATGTGCCACCGCTCACGTTGTGGAGCATCAGCTTGGCGTATGGACTCATGTAGAGAGGCTTGCCGCAAAGGGCGATGATTCCTGCGATGCTCGCTGCCACACCGTCTATATATATGGTGATGTCTTCCTTGGATTGTCGGAGGGCGTTGTAGATGGCCATGCCGCTGAAAACATCTCCACCCTGGCTGTTTATGCGCACTTCGATCTTGCAGCCCTGGTCACTCAATGCGAAAAGCTCGCTCACCACACGGTTGCTATCTACGGAACGCCCTTCACCGACTTGTCCATAAAGCATGATGATAGCCTTGCCATCACCTTTTATTATATTGCGAAATTTCTGTTTCATGCGTTGAAATTTTTTGCAAATATCGGGACTTTTTTCGAGTTGTCCAAATCGTGGTTTTATGGTGGTGTCCATGGACGCTACGGTGGTGTTCGTGGACGCTACCATAAAATCACGATTTCGTTTTTTGCGGATTTCTTTAGAACTTTGCAGAATCAAAACTATATAAATATGGTAAAAAGTAACATTGACAAGAAGAGCATTGCAAAGGATTTGTTTATCAAAAGCCGATGCACACAGGAAGAAATCGCTGAAAAGGTGGGAATCACCAGGCAGACGGTCTCCCGATGGATCAGGGAAGGGAAATGGGAAGAGCTGCGTGTCTCCATAACTATCTCCACGGAGCAAATCATTGCTGGCATGATCAAGCAAATCAGTGACATACAGGATGGGGCGAATGCACGTCCTGAAGGACAGCGTGCCTTGACGGCCAAGGAGGCAGACACCATTGTCAAGCTGTCTTCTGCCATCAAGAAATTACAGAATGAGGCAGGAATCACAGACATAGTGAACGTGGGCATCAAGTTTACCAACTGGCTTCGATCCATTGACATAGAAAAGGCCAAGGAGTACAACGAGCTTTGGGATTTATTCATTAAAGATCAGTTGAAATGACACAAGAAGAAAGAAATGCCCTGCAAAGGTGGGCAGAACACCACAAGGCACTGGCTGCCGATGTACCTGTGGAAGACTGGCTCTCACAGAGTGAAATCGACAAGAAGAGAAAGAAACTGGAGGAAGACCCAATCAAATGGATCAAGTACTTCTTTCCCAAGTATGCCAAGTATGAGTTTGCGCCTTTCCACGTGCGTGCCATCAAGCGTGTCATCGAGCATGATGAATGGTATGAGGTGCTGTCTTGGAGCCGTGAGCTTGCCAAATCTACCGTGGCGATGTTTATCTGCATGTACCTTGCACTGACCAAGCGCAAGAGGTTCTTTGTCCTGGCATCTGCCACCATTGACTCTGCCAAGCGTCTCCTTGCACCTTACAAGATTAACTTTGAGTCAAATCCCCGAATCCGTCAGTTCTATGGCTCCCAGGTGACGCTTGGTCAGTGGACAGATGGTGAGTTCACCGCCAAGTGTGGTGCAAAGTTCGTAGCCTTGGGTGCTGGCTCTGCCCCTCGTGGTGCTCGAAATGAGGAAGTTCGCCCCGATGTCATCTACATGGATGACTACGACACGGATGAGGATTGCAGAAACCCAGAGACGCTAAAAAAGAAATGGGACTGGTTCGAGGCCTCGCTTTATCCTACACGTTCCATCTCTGAGCCTACCTTGATTCTGTGGTGTGGAAACATCATAGCCAAGGACTGTTGCATCAAGAAGGCTGGAGCCAAGGCAAGACACTGGGACATCGTGAACATACGTGACAAGAATGGACACTCAACCTGGCCGGCCAAGAACACAGAGGAACAAATCGACACCGTTCTGTCCAACATCTCAACCAAGAGCGCACAAGCAGAGTACTTCAACAATCCTGTGAGCGAGGGAACCATATTCAAGTACCTGCCATTCGGCAAGGTTCCACCGCTCAAAAAGTTCAAGTTTCTCATAGCCTATGGCGACCCTGCCTATTCCGACTCGAAGAAAAAGGCAAGTTCCACCAAGGCCTTGTGGCTCATCGGCAAGCACAAGGGGGTGTATTACATCATCAAGGGATTCCTTGCCAGGGAACTCAATGCCACCTTCATAGGCTGGTATTTCGACATCATGGAGTATGTGGGAGGGAAGACCAACGTGTATTACTACATGGAGAACAACAAGCTGCAAGACCCTTTCTTCAACCAGGTATTCAAGCCCCTGCTGCGTGAGGAATGCAATCACAGGAACAAACAGCTGTACATCAAGGGCGATGAGCGCAAGAAGACTGACAAGGCGACCCGAATAGAGGCGAACCTGGAGCCGATTGACAGAAACTGCGAATGGGTATTCAACGAGGAAGAACGTGACAACCCACACATGCAGGAACTCATCAACCAGTTCAAACTCTTCGAAATGCACCTTCCATACAATGCCGACGGCCCCGACTGCATAGAGGGTGGAATCACCATTCTTGAAAACAAGGTGGTGGAAATGGAGCCGACCGTCACCATATCATACGAGGAATTAAACGAGGACAACCCATATAGAATGTAACTATGGCAAATTTTATCAATACTTCGGACTACGATGCAACCATACATCGTGAGATTCTGGACTCCCTCCTTCGCAAGGAGTCCACGACATACGACCCACAAATCATTGAGATTTGCGAGGACAGGGCCATCTCTGAAATGAGAGGCTACCTTAACAAGACATACGACTGTGACAAGATCTTCTCAGCTGAGGGCGAGGCAAGAAACCCTCTTATCCTGATGTTTGCCATCGACATCACTGTCTATCACATCTTCTGTCAGCACAACCCTTACAAGCTGGCAAAGATACGGCAAGATCGCTATGACCGTGCCATTGAGTGGTTGAAGGGAGTGATGAAGGGAGACATCACCATCGACGGTGCTCCCAAGTTGCCCGATGAGCAAGTTGCAGACAATTCCAGATGGCAAATCTTGGCAGATGAGATAAGACCGACACTTTTATAAACAAGAATTGATATGAAGAAATTTAAGAAGAGACTGGGATACAAGCCAAATGGTGGTAGTTCCAACAAGATAGTTCAGGGTGGTTTCAGAAAAGTAGAGGGAAACCGCCCTCCAGACGTGTTCCTACAGATGCCTGAGCTTTTCATGTTCAACATGAAGGACTACATGGAATCCGTAAGGAGTGCCAAAAGTGTGGATTTCTCGTACCGCGTCAAGTTGTTTGACATGTATGAGTCAGCCCAGCTTGACCTCCATCTATCAGGTGTGCTCGACAAGCGACTTCGAGGTGTCACACAGATTCCCATTGAGTTCCAGCGAGACGGCAAGCCCGATGAGGATATTTGCCGCCAGCTTCGCTCACCGTGGTTCAAACAGTTGCGAAGGGATCTTGTCATGTCGAAGTTCTATGGCTTCACCCTCGTTCAGTTCTACTTGGATGATGATGGTAACATTCGCTATGACCTCATAGACCGAAAGCACTATGATCCTGTCTTCCACAAGCTCTTGAAGCACCAGGGCGACCAGGACGGCATCGACATTGAAGAGTTCGACAATATCCTTTTTGTCGGCACTGAGCGTGGATTGGGCATCTTTGCGGAACTTCTTCCTGCCGTGCTCTACAAGCGTGGCGACATGAGCGACTGGGCGAAGTTCTGCAACATCTTTGGTATGCCCATCCGTGAATACACCTATGATGCAGGTGACGAGGATGCTCGCAAGAAAATCATTGCCGATGCCAGAAACCAAGGTAGCAATGCCGTGTACATCCACCCGAATGAGAGTGAGATGAAGCTGATAGAGGCAGGCAACAAGACCGGCTCTTCCGATCTCTACCAGAACTTTGCGGAATATTGGGACAGCAAGATTTCCATCCGTGTGCTGGGCAATACCCTCACCACCGACACAAAGGACACTGGCACGCAAGCTCTTGGAACGGTTCACAAGGAGGAAGAGGATGACATGAACGCTGATGACCGTGATTTCCTGCTCGACATCCTCAACTATGACATGAAGGCCATCTTCGAGAACCTTGGTTTCAACGTGGAGGGTGGTGAGTTCGTCTATGCCCACAAGGACAAGACGGAGCCTCAGTCCATGCTCAACATCGTGAAGGGGATGAAGGAAATGGGGCTGCCGATGGATGATGATTGGCTCTATGAGACGTTTGGCATCGAGAAGCCAAAGGACTACGACCAACAGAAGCAAGCCATCGAAGTTCAGAAGCAAGCCTTGCGTGAAAGTCTCCAGGGAGGTGGTGGCGACAAGGACAAGGATGATGAGACAGACGATGAGGGAAAAGACCCTAAAAAGAAGCCTTTAAACACTGATAAAAAGGCGTTCAAAGACCGTTTGAAGAGTTTTTTCGGAATAGCCCCAACTATCGGGGCGGACACAGACTTCTGATTGACACGTTCTATTATGGTGACTACCAATGCCATTGCGGACACCACCATTTCGACAATGTGGATGGAGCCGTCCGCTTCAATGCCGACATCCTTGCCCAGTTCATCAAAAAGATCTACCAGGGCTTCGACACGGAAAACAGCATCGAGGGTGTGATGTGGCGTGAGGTGCTTCGTGTCATCAACGAGGGAACCGTAGAAGGCCTTGCCAAGGCAAAGACCCCACCGACCCATGAGGAAGACTTCTACAAGGCTCTCAGACACTCCAACGAGGTGTTTGCGGCCTTCAAGGTTCACACCATGGGTCAAGAGATGGCTGCGAAGCTCTATGACTCCAAGGGACAGTTGAAGCCATTTGGTAAGTGGGTGGAGGATGTGAGTGCCATCAGTAGCCACCAGGTGGGTTCATGGCTACAGACGGAATACGACACGGCCGTGATCCGTGCCCATGCCGCTGCCGACTGGAGGGAGTTCGAGCGAAACAAGGACATCTTGCCAAACCTCAGATGGATGCCTACCACTTCCAAGGAGCCAGAGAGTAGCCACCGTGCCTATTGGCAGATGAAGCTTACCCTTCCAGTGGATGACCCATTCTGGAATGAGCACCACCCAGGCGACCGTTGGAACTGCAAGTGTTCGCTCGAAGCAACCGATGACCCAGTGGTCCGTCCCAAAGACATGGAGCCAACAAAGCCTCAAAGAGGCCTGGAGAACAATCCGGGAAAGGATGGGCACTCATTCAGTGACAATCATCCATACTTCCCTAAGGACTGCAAACATTGCGACTTCTATAAAAAAGGTTCTTTCAGGAATAGACTTAAAAGACTGTTCTCTAATAGAGCCAAGGATTGTTTTAATTGCCCATTCATAGACGGCTGTATCAATAGATTAGAAGCAAAACAACCTATAGAGGAAAAGGCTTTTGCTCGCAAGCAAGAGGTGAAAGACCAAGACCTCATGCCAAAGATGGACAAAGAGCCATGTAGTTCTGTTCTTTCTGGAACTTTGAACCGTACAAACAAAGTAAGAAACGCCCTTCTGAAACATTGCCACCATGACTATGATGTCGATGCTGCCATTTATATATGGAATAATCCATCAGAAATGAAATTCATTAGGGTAAGTCCGCTTGGTGAGGGAAAGGACATGAGCCTTCCAAAGAACATTGCCAACATAGAAAAGAAACAAAATGTTCTTCATTTCGTTGAGTTTAGGCAATATGAATTTGAGTATGAGGGAAAGACCTTCGAGGTTAAAATGGCTCTATGTAAAAAAGGCTATGAGCAATTTTATTCATTGAAGGAAAAATAAAAAATCCCCAAACCTCAAGCCGTGACAGCCTATATGAGCGAATGGGGACGCTGCAAAGATACAATATTTCCTTGAAATGCAAGTAAAAATAATAAAAAACTTTTCCTATGGATGCAAAAAACATAGAAAAATTGGTTGAAAAGGCCAAGGAGGACATAATGAAGGAAGTGAACGACCGCCTCCCTCGCAAGGTGGGAGTGATAGCCGTGAACCACTTCAAGCAAAATTTCCGTGACGGTGGTTGGCTTGACGATGGGCTGCACCCTTGGAAAAAGACCCTCAGGCAGAAACAAGGTGGTCCCGATGCCAAGTATGGCCCACTAACCTCCAGGAGAAACCATCTGATGAGTTCCATACAGAGCAAGCCAGGGTTGGGTGAGGTGACAATAGAGAACCCTGTCCCATACGCTGCCATCCACAACGATGGTGGCGACATCACCACACACCCTACGGTCTCGCCCAAGATGAGGCGCTTCGCATGGCACATGGCTTACTCGCTCGCTGGTGTCAAGGGGAAGGGTAAGCTCCCAAAGGATCTCCCAGAAGAGGCACGCTTGTGGAAGTGCCTCGCATTGACAAAGAAAGACAAGATCACCGTGAAGGCTCACATTCCACAACGTCAGTTCATGGGCGACTCCAAGGAGCTACAGGTGAAGGTAAACAAAACTATAAACGAATCATTGGAGAAAATCAAGGATGGAATTATTTCTTTATCAAATCATTAATCATGTCAAGGAAGGAATGCCAGGGCTTTCCCTCGTTGATGAAAACTATGGGCAGTTGGAAAACATCGATAACACCAATACCGACATGTACCCAATAACTTTTCCAGCCGTGCTCATCGACCTACAGGAGGCGACCTGGAGCAACTTGGCAGACAGAAGCCAAAAGGGAACCATCAAGGTCAACGTTCAGTTGCTCATCGACTGCTATGATGACACCCACTATGACAGTGGAACGATGGAGGCCATAAAAGAAAGGGCTGCGATGGTGGAAGAGCTTCACCGTCTCTTGCAAGGTTATCGACCAAAGGAAGATGGGGCACTTGTGAGGGAAACATCCAAGTTCTACACCGCCAATCATGGCATCAAGGTCTATGAAATGGTCTATTCGGTTGTGGCGACCGATGCCATCAAGGAC